ATTCAATTCAATACCATGAGCATACGCTATTTGTTGCAAAGTAGCAGCATCAAGTGCATAACCAAGCCTTCTCAACGGTTCCAGCTCGCCCGATATGCCCGCTTGTACCTTTGTCAAAGCCTCCCCAATTGGAATATTGAAAAACGAGGATATATCATAACTCACTTGGGTAAGAGCTTTACTCATCTGATACGCTTTATCTTGAACTACTCCAAAGCCCGTTGCTATCTGCATGAAAACACCTTGATTTCTAATCCATTCCGACATATCAATACCCATGCTTTCTTGAACCCGTTGAGCATATTCTAAGGCTTCACCAGCATATTTCCCCATAGCAACGGTAAAAAGATTGAGATTTTCCACATATTCATTACTTTTCAGGACCCAATCCGACATTATATTGGTCAGTCTTTTTATACCCAAGTACATTACGCCCAGCTTAGCATAAATAGACTTAAAACTAATACCCAAGATATTATACGATTCGCTTAATTTTTTATTGGACGATGTCAACCTTTCGGTTTGCGTTATCAATTTCTGTATCCTAGCGGGAAAAGCACTAAATCCCGCTGCCACCTTGTTCATCTCATCAGCCAATGGCCTTATAGCCGTTGCCAATCTGTTCAATTTCTCGCTCAAAGCATTTATATCAACCGTTGCCAATTGATTTACAACTTCGGGTAGTTTCTTTAATTGATTAAGAAAACCACCTAATTGGGATTTCCCCAAAGTAGTTAAAGGCTCCAGCGCTTTAACCAAAGTCAAAATGTTAGTAGAAATATTGCTTTCTTTAAGTGTCACATCTAACTGCTGGGTAACCTGACTAAAACGAGTTAATTGATTGAGAGTGGCACCTAGTTTACTTTGAATCGTACCCAAAGGAGACAAACTTTGGGTTAACGTGGTTATCTTTTCGGCAAAAGATTCAAAATCGATCGCTTCCAACTGTTCACTTATCGTAGGTAATTGAGAAAGAGCATTTAAGGTAGCACCAAGCTTTGTGCTGAAATTAGCTAAGGGTTGTAAGGATTCCGCCAACAGTTTTATTTGAGAAGCAAATTTATCAAACTCTGTAAACTGATTAACATCCTTCGCTGCGTCTTTAAAATAACGCAAAGAAGAAATAACAGATCCAGCTTGTGATTTAAAGCCTTGTAAAGGCTGGAGTGCTAACGATAATTGTTTTATTTGCTGACCAACTTTATCAAAACTAATACCTGATAAGGATTTTTCTAAACCACTTGTAACTTTTTTCAGCCTTTCCAGAGATTGGGTGAGTGCATCAAGTCCTTCTACAGCCTTTTCGGAATTTTCTGTTATTTCCAACTGTAATCCATCAATTGTTATTGCCATTCGCACTCACTCCTTTCTCTTCAGGTAGTTTCAATCTAGCTGCCCATGCTTCAAACAAAGCTTTTGCCTTTTGCCTGTTAAGCTTTTCCTGTTCCTTCTCATCTCTCTTAACTTCTTCCCTTGTTAAAGGAAACGGTTTGTTAGGATACGGATGAGGTCTTGTTCCTGATTTAACAAAAGGACGAAGTATAGGAGCTACATCACATAACGCCTCATAAATATATAAACCCTGCAACCACAGCTCTTGATTTTTTCGTTCATTTCGTAATTTATAACCTTCACGATAATATTTCACAAGCATACAATCATCATTCCAGTATTGATCGTAAGTCATTCCTATACTGAGATAAAAAGGAAAATGCTCATAAAATATCTTAGTATAAGATAGAGATTCGGAGACTGAACTTCTTAAAAGCTCGCCTCCCACTTCACGTTTCCCTCATCGTTTGGACCGGGTTCATCCATCAAGGCCATTATGGGTTCGTTATACATCTCGGCCAGCTTTCTTATCAATTCTTCCTTGTTGGTCATTTTTGAAAAGATTTCATCGATTAACTCTTTCTTCACATTGCGATGATGAGCTAAAAACGCACCCGCAAACAAAGCAGGCAGGGTGGTCATAGGTTTTTCAACTATATCACTGGCCACAAAACCTTGCCTTTCCATCATCTCGATAGATTTTCTAGTAAATTCAAGAATATATTCTTGTCCTTTATACTCAAATCTTATTTGTTTGGCCACTTATTAATCCCCCTTTAATCAAGCTGTTTTTAACTTGGGCTTTGTCAAAGGAGCTATAGAAATTACCATTTCAACAACCGAATTGACTTCTGCACCAGTCACCCACACCGTATGTTGTCCTCGCCATTGAAATACGCCTTCGGAACCATTCTCACCAAATTCCAAAGCATAATACAATTCTTTTCCCTCATCTGCCAAAACTGCTTCATAATCAGTTTTTGTATAATTTGCAGTAAACTCTAAAGCGTCCATAGACTGAATCCCCGGGATAAATGTTTGAGCTTCGTCAGAAAGCGTGGTTGTTTCTAGCATTTCTGGAGCACCGCCCAAATCAGGAAAGTTTTTAATATCTATCTTTTTCGTCAAAGTATTCTGGTTTTCTCCCCATTTAAGCGTTACTCCCATTGTACTTATCGCTCTACCCATACTCATTACCTCCTATAAATTGTTTTATCGATAGATATAATTCCTGTGTATCTACCAACCATTCGATATATCGTAGCATCTTCCAAGTTTGGAATTGGTTCTTTCAAAATCCTAGTAAATCCCATAGCTGCAAACTCATCATCAATGACTTTGAAAATAACTTTGCACTCGCTCTTTTTACCTGCTTGTTTATTTGAGTACACATTAACTTCATACATCACCGAAGCGTGATTCTCTATATTCCCACTGTCCTGGGTCTTTTGATATACCGAATTAGCCTTTTCTTCAATCATCACAGCGGGAAAACTGGCAGGAGATTTCACATATTCACCATACACCACAATGGATGGAAAATTTTCCCTCAAAACTTTTGCTATTCTATTGAAAACTTCATTTTCGACATCAATCAACTCGGAAACCTCCCTTTTCCGCTTCGACTTTCAATATTTGAAGAGTGTTATACATAAAAGGTCGGCTTTCCATTCCTTTAGTCCAATGCCATTTCTGATCCCTTTCGTTAAAATACCACCAGCCAGCATCTCCATGCTCGTTTACATCGTATTTCCAACCTTCAATAGGTTCGGGGTGAGGATTTCGCTGTCCTACAACACCTGTTCCAAATTCTACATATACCGCATAAGGGCAATCGGTTCTTATAATACCCACACCTGTTTCCTCATCAAAAAATCCTGTAATACTTGCTTCAAGCTGTCCTGTATAAACTGCTCCAAGTTCTCTTACTTGTACTTTCGCAATTTCTACACCTTTATCCACAAGTGCTCGAATCAAAGCTTTTACTTGTTCATCTAATTGTTGTTTATATTGCTTAACTTCTCTTATAGCTTCTTCTATACTCCGACTTGTCAATCTCATCTTGATTTTAGTCATTAACTTTCACCTTTTTTACAGCATAAGAAATAAAATTTAAGCTTTTTGCAACTCTTTTTACAATGTAATCATGCTTCTGAGTTATATCCAAATTGTCAACCCATAAAATTGAATATTCGTCAATAGGACAATTTGTATCATCGGTAATAATCACTCGATCGTAATCTTCCAAAGTTCCAAACTGCGCTGTTGCACTTTCCCCTCGTGCTGCTGATACACTAACTTCCAGAGAAACGGGTTCGGAATAAATAAATTTATATTCCCCTGTTTCGTTACCATATTCATCTCTAATAGGTTCTTTATCCCTATACAACGCATAATAAATTCGTTGTTTATTGCGCTTTAATAATCGCATGTTGAACCTCCTATTCTGAAAGGAGTACCAACAAAAGGAACAACCTGATCTAGCAAACTTTCAGGAATATCCTCACTTTTCCAACTGCGTCCTATACCGTTTTCGCTATGTCCTATTTGTCCTTCTGCACCCAATTTGTTATAAAGATAAATTGCTATTCGCACCTGTAGATCCAAGTAACGCTTTTCTAAAATCGGTTCTCCGTTTTCGTCTACAGGAAAATCTTGAAAAGGATATCGGCGAGAGAGGATGGCGTATTTTGCACTCTCCAATAAATCCAAGAGAAGGGTATCCTGGCCATTATCTTTAATTTCCAATTGTATTTTTAAGCGTTCA